TTTACTCATCAATCCGTTTACTTCATTCGTTGCAAGCGGTATCAGTTCTCCCAGGTCAGTGCTACCCGGCTGTAGGTGTAATAATATTACCTGTAATATTCGCAAAATCAGAAATGGATATAGTGGCAAAATCGGGAATATCATTCCTATATAATCCAATTTTGTACTTTATAGTTATGTCAGTGTGTCGTGGCAACACATACAATATATTACCGTTCAATTTGAAATCACAATCATTATTTCCTAAATATCTAATTATTATATTTTTGTTTGGTGTTGCAAGTATTCTATAATACGCCACAGAGCCAGTTGAATAAAGAAATAGCTCAATGAGTGAAGTAGTGGAATAAAAACTAGTCCCATTTACATCATAGCTTATACTAAGACCTGCATTATATATATATCTAATAGTGTATTCTTTCCCCATCAAACCATCCTTTTCAGCACTTGCGGTTCCAATCAGTCCTCCCAGGTCGAGAGTTGAGAGACTATTATGTCAAGATATAGTTATAGGATTTGATAAGTCTATAGTGTTTTCATATTCTTTCCCATAGCTTACATTACCCATTGAAGCATCTAAAGTTACATATAGATCCTGTATAGAATCAGGTATAAACATGTAAATTGATTTATCAACCCTATAAAAAGAAAAACCGCTAATATTACCAGCAATAAGTTTTCCTGAAACCCATCGAACAATATTGTTGGTTGCTAAACATAGTATGATATAAAAATATGATCCGTTTCCATAATTTGATACTTTAACATTAATAATAGATCCGCTCCAATCATTCACTGAAATTATCTTCACATATTTACCTTTTAATTCTGTTGCGCCATTAACAACATAAGAGTTTGGGATTGCACAGTAAAGTTTAGGACTCATCAACCCGCTTTTATTTGATGTTGCAATCCCAATCAGTTCTCCCAGTGCTACCGTTTTGCAAGTTCGTTTGTACGAATAGTAGTAATCAAATATCTTTTGTAAGATTGACTTTATACCATTTTCTACTATTATCTCCTCTTGCAAAAATAGAAAAAGTTGATCCTGTATACTCTGTAACTATTTGAGTTTTACTACCATCGGACAATACAATCAGATTACCCCATGATTGCGAAAATGGCGCATTGGCATATTCCCCACTAAGATTATATATTCCAGCTCCGCCAATCGTATTTAAATCAGTACCGGGCTCTATACCCCCTTTTATCGGGAAAAACTTCATCAGTCCTCCCAGCTCTCAACTTATGCTATTATTCTGTTGCAATTTGTTGCCAATTACTCCAAGTTTCTCCACTTTCGGAAGACCGCCTACTATAAATAGTAAAATAATTTAAAGAATATGCTATCTGAACAACATAATACCTCCATGAAATTACAATAAGAACAAACCAGTCTGTAATTGGCAAATTATCTAATCTATTATTTAAAATACCATATACACCGGGTACAATTGCTTTATTTATATCTGACAAAATCTGTTCCCTTTCCATGAATGGAAACAGCTTCAAACTATTCATCAGTTCTCCCAGAAGGATTTGTATCAATGACTTTTGTATTACAATATTATTTTAAATGTTTGTTGGTCTATATATCGTTTATTCTGTTCTTTTTTTCATATAATGATTCTTTTTTAAATATTTGTTATAGCTTTGCTATGACAATTAATAATGTTTTTTTCATTTATTAATTTTTGAATGCCGTGAGGTATTTTAATTAATAAAAAGATTTGTGTATGGAATTGGGCAGGATTGGCGAATCCTGCCTTTTTGATACCGTACTTCAACTACATAATAATTTGGGCAAAACAAAATTATATATAACTTTGTAGCATCTATATTGAATTAAACATTATTCTAAATCACTAAAAGAGTTTACTGATAAAAATGTCTAGATGCTATCGTTCGTGATGAATAATGGCATCTTTTTTACAAATGTTTTTTTTCACAGACCATTTTTTTATAGATATTATACATCTTTACTTGCGAAAGTGGGGGTGTATTTTTTATTGGCTAAATTTTGCAGCTTGGAACAGAGGATGCATCTTTGCGGAAAAATGGATAAAATCAGATACCGTCTTGTATATAACCGCCAGAACACACTTAACAGGCAGGGCACGGCTCTTGTACAGGTTGAAGCCTATTTGAACCAAAGGAAAATCTACTTGAAGACCAATGTTTACCTCAAACCGGAATGCTGGAGCCGTGAGGGGGCACAAGTCATTAACCACCCCCAATCTAACGAACTCAACATAATGCTCTATGAATACATCCTGTATCTGCAAGGCATAGAATTGGGGTATTGGAAGCGCGGAATACCTGCCACACTCTCACTACTGAAGGATGCTGTCAAGAAGAAAAGTGCCGTGAATATCAGCTTCTCCACTTTCGCCAAATCAGCCATTGACAATTCGGACAAGAAGCAGTCCACCAAGGACAACCTGCACTCGACACTGGCGGTCCTGCATGATTTCCGTTCCGGATTGGACTTCAAGGATCTTACCTATACATTCCTTCGTGATTTTGAGCAATACTTGAGAGAAAAGGGCAATGCGGTCAATACGATAGCCAAGCACATGAGACAGCTCCGTACCTTGGTCAATGAGGCAATCAACCAGGGATATATGCACGCGGATGCTTATCCGTTCAGAAAGTACAAAATCAAACAGGAGAAAGGCAGACATGAGTTTCTTACCCCGGACGAGCTGAAGAAGCTGGAAACGGTCGAGGTGGAAGAGGAATCCATGCGCCATGTGCTCGATGCCTTCCTGTTCTGCTGTTATACCGGATTGCGCTATTCTGACTTCTGCCAGCTCACACCTGAGAATTTCATTAGGATAAACGGCAAGCGGTGGCTGTACTTCAAATCCGTCAAGACAGGGGTGGAAATCCGTCTGCCGTTACATCTGCTGTTTGAAAGCAGGGCATTGGGCATTCTTGACCGCTATCCGGATATCGGAAGTTTTGCCGCTTTGCCTTGTAACTCGGAAGTGAATAAGCAGCTGCGAAAGCTGGCCGGGTTGTGTGGTATCAAAAAACGGATAACCTACCATGTGAGCCGTCATACCTGTGCCACCCTGCTGGTTCATCAGGGAATTGCGATTACAACAGTCCAGAAGCTGCTCGGACATACTTCCGTAAAGACCACACAGATTTATTCGGAGGTACTTTCCAGCACCATTGTGCGTGACTTGAAAAATGTTCAAAGGAAAAGGAAAAAAGTAAAGATGTTTCCCGATAAAGGCTTGAGAACATCTGATTTTATAGACAACCGGTAGATTTCATGAATCCTATTTGTTTTCTATTAATATTGTGATTCTTTAAATTCTTCGGATAATCGAAATATTGCTCCTGATTATTTTTTTCAATATGGATTGAATATGGAATAGTTTTCACTATCTTTGCAGTGTAACCAGGAGCTTGATGGCAATAAATATTGTCATCGGGCTCTTTTTTTATTGTCATATCGTGGCAATGGATTTAAGTAATTCTGCAACAATGACGCAAGTAAATAGACATATCTTTGGAACAATATATTTTATAATCAAGACAAAGTAATGAAAGACGTAATTTACAATTTTATCAACGAGCACATGATGATACACATTGTACTGATAGCCTTGTGTATCGCAGCCACTATCGGCGCAATGTTCGTGGATCTGGTCTCAGGAATAATGAAGGCCAAACAACGCGGGGAGGCAAGAACATCCACGGGGTATAAGAAAACAGCCATCAAGGCGAAGAAGTATTTCACTCCATTTATAGAGTTGTGCTTCATTGATCTGTTATGCTGTGTGGTTATCCCCTTTCCTGTTTTTTCAATGATTTGGACGGGTTACTGCATTTTCTGTGAGTTTAAATCAGTTCGTGAAAAATCATGGGAGAAAGCGGAGTTGCGCAAAGCAGAAAAGACAATGAGTGTGATCATCGAGAACAAGGATGATATTGCCAGGATGGTGGCTCAGATACTGTTTGATGAGGGACAGGGGGCAATCAGTAGGAATAATGAAAAACCGGCCTCGCCAGACCGGTAAACTCAGTTCTATTACATGAAAAAAACATGCTATGTTTTTGTGCAAATATAGCTATATTCTTTTTATGAAAAAACAAAAAGGAGGATAAGAAATGAAGTTTTTTACGATTGCGGAACTCTGCAAGTCAACAACTGCTGACCGCTTGGGTATCAACAACAGATGCAGACAGGAGCATGTGACTGCTCTGACTGCCTTGGTGGACAACGTACTGGACCCGTTACGCACATGGTGGGGAAAGCCTATAACAGTAAACAGTGGCTATCGCTGTCCGGAACTTAATGCAGCTGTCAAGGGAAGCAAGACCTCGCAGCACATGAAGGGGGAAGCTGCTGATATTGACACTGGAGACAGACAGCAAAACAAGCTGTTATTTGAATATATCCGCAAGAACCTGCCCTATGATCAATTGATTGACGAGTCCAACTTCGCTTGGGTGCACGTCAGTTATCGGGCTGACGGAAATAACAGGATGCAAGTTTTGAAACTCTAAAAACTGCAACTATGGAAAAAAAACCAGGATTTTTTGTGAAAGATACTGATAACTTGCGTGCCAGACTCATTATCACGAGTGAAACGGTTAAAAACTCTCGCCTTGAATGGGCATGGAGAATTGGAATTACTGTCGCTGTGGCCGCTTCAATCATCATGCAGATTTTATGATGTGGTTATATAATAAGGTTATGAACTGGGTAAGCCGACATATATTGCTGGCTCCTTTCATGTGTTTGTTCCTGTTGTTCGGATCATGTGGCAGCTCGCATAAATCTGTCAAGTCAGACACTAAGATTATACAGAAAGATAGTACACGTGAATCTGTCAACATCGTACACGGATCAACCGCTTCTTTGAGCGAACTCATTACCACTAATGGCAACTATGTAATTGATTTCCGTATCTATGATACAAGAAAACCGTCTGACAGCCTGACCGGGAAACCTCCGTTATTGGCAGACGGTCATGTGGAAGGTGATTTCAGCAAGAATAAAAGGAAGGCAACTGCAATCAAAGACAGTACGGAAGTGAAAGCTGACAAGGAAACCACTTCCAATACCCGTGAAGAAAACCGGTCAGAAACCATAAAAGAGAAAAAAGAATCCACGCTACCTGAACAAATCGGTTTTGCCTGTGTTTGTGTAACCGTTTTGATTGTCGTTATGCTGATAGTAAAGCATTGGCACAACAGACAATCTTCATCATAAGACTTTAAATTTATAAATTGAAATGCCTCGGCTCGTGATGAGTCGGGGCTATTTTTTGTTATCTTTGCCGGAACTAACATTAACTTATGTATTATGGCTGAAAAAAAAGAATCTTATTCCGAAGAGGAATTGAATGAAATGATCGTATGGTTCAACAACCATGCTGATGAACTTCCCAAAGAAATGCAGATTAACAAAGCAGCTTTCACACCAAATTTGAAACTTACTGTTGAAAGTTGTATCATGCAGGCTAAGCAATGTCTGGGCAACTATAAGATGGCCGGAGCTTTCCGGATGCTCCAACAAATCAGAGAGAACCTTGAAAACAATAAATGATATCTTTAATTATTTAATAAGCAAATCAGGCTGTTTCTTCATTGAAAAAATATAAAAGTGGCAACTTTAAAAAAAACAATTGTATAAATGATTAGTTCTCGGTATTTTTTATAATTTTTTTTCTTGTTCGGGCAAATATGGTGCAAATAATTATTATATAATATATAAAACATTGATTAATATATGATTATGAAATACTTTAATAAGCTTCCCAAGCTGAGGGTCGCGGGTTCGAATCCCGTTTGCCGCTCCAAAGAGAATTCTGATAGTCAGGTAGTTGGCTATCAGAATTCTCTTTTTTAGCACTATTTGAGGAAGATGAATACAGGTGGTTTGAACATCATTATGTAAATTGATTGAGCAGTATATGGCTAATGAGAAATATGGGAACAGATTTGTTTATAAAGGCCCATGCAGTATATTCATACGCTAAAGTATCGGCACTTACACGAATTGCATCTGCATTGCTGCTTTCTATAACGATTTTCCTTGGTTGGATTGATGTGTACATCCGATAATGAAAAGACAGGAGAAATATGAAAACGTTATTTTCATAATCTCAAATTATATGTGAAGAAACAATGTCTTTAGAAAAGTAATAAAAAGTGCAATCCATCAATAATCAGAATTGCACTTTTATTTTCCACTAATTTATATTCTTAATTTTCTTTTTTGAGGGATATCCAAAGATACAAAAACTAACTGATTAGCAATAATTTAACTTGAATAGGTTGTATAATTTTGTACTATTGAAAGAATATCCCTAAACATATTGGATTTACTGGGTACAGATATAGAGAAAGTCCTTATTTTTTGATAATCAGTCAGAAGCTTCTTTATTAATTGGTGCAAAAATGCCAAGTACACACATTACAACTCCAGTTCAACCACAAATATCCATTTCCCTATTTTTAAATTCCCAGACACAGCCAGATCAATAGCCGCTTCGTTATTTTTTGTCTTGTCAGTCAAGCCGACACATAAGGTATACTTTCCCTGCAATTCTGCCGGAATATTAAACCGACTCAAATAATTGTATGATATTCCCTTCAACCATTCGGAAGGTTCTGCTTCCGGTTCTGTATAAAGAAATACAATTTCCTTTTTTTCATTCATCAAAACAAAACTAACCTGATATTTATAATTCCAATTGGGATGATTATTAGGCAATACACCCACACCATAGTTTTTCCATGAATGAAACAAAGTCAACGTTTTGTGGTCTTGCTCCACCTTTATATAGTCCGGATAAAGACGATAACCGCCTAAAGTTATAAAACGCTGAACTTGGTCCGGCAGCTCTTCTATCCAGAATTTGCACTGTAAAGGCATACGCAAATCCAGCGTGTTACAATGGCTGTCCAAAGCATCAGTCACAGAAACGGTAAAAGCTTCTTTGAAATCGTTCATGGCAAAACGTTTGTCTCCTTGGAAATGCTTGTATTTTGAGTTATCACCATCTTGTGCGTTAAACCACCAGCATCCCTCACCAATAAGAGCTCTTTTTGGGAAAAGTTCGTCATGCACCATCGCACGTTCTTCATTAGAAAACCAAAAACTGCCTATACCATCCCTGCGAGGAAGAAACCCCAGCTTGTCATATACTAGCGGCTTGGAAAACCTGTAGTCGCTCTGCGAAAGATTCATTACCGTAAGCACTTTTTTGAAGTGTCTTGCATACGATTCGGTTATCTGTCGGATAACGCTTTCCAGATTATCTTGCTTTTCGAGTACCAGTCCATGTCCTTCTCCCCATCTTCCCAATCCATATGCATCAATATAATCTACCTCATCCGGATTGTCATATTCCTTTGCAAAAGCCTCTATGAACTTGTCCAGCTTTTCAAGGAATACTGGATTATCATAATAAGGCTGGGTTTTGCCTTCATCGTCTATTGGGCTTTCTGTGGCTCCGGCTTCGTACACATAGGACGGTACTCCGTCTACACCATGAAAGAACACCCTGAAGGCCAGTTTAAGCCCTTTGTCTTTGGCTTTTTGTATATACCATTTATATCGTTCATTGTAAATCCATGCATATTTGCCCTCCTCGGGTTCCAAATCTTTCCACAGCATTCTGATGTACAGAATATTGGAATAATCAGCTGCTTTGCATTCTTCCATCTGTTTCCAAAAAACTTCGGGAGTATAGATGTTGCTTTTATTGTGGCGTGTTCCCTGAAAAGATCAGCCTTCTTCGTACATCATCCATCCCATGGCAGGATTTTTCAGTACGGTGGTCAAATCCGGGCTATAGTTTACCCATTTGTTCATTTGGGCTTGAAGTGAGGCGGATCCCAATAGGTGCATGCTGCACAAAAGGATTGCGGTTAGGCGTAAAATGGAAATACTTTTCATGGTTAGAATTAATATTATTAAAAATGTATTTTATAAAATCATTACAAAAGGTTTTTGATAAAAAAATAATCTGAGTCATTGCATGAGAGTTAATGAAACGATATACTTTTATGTCCATTGCTAAGACATTTTTTCTTCTCTAGATCCTAATATTGAAAGATACCGCTTTCGTTACTTGCTAAAACTTCAGTTGAATTACCTTGATAAATGTTTATATTAATTATTAAAAGTAAAGTAATTAGAATTGCAATCGTTTTCATGTGTCATTATATTTAAAGTTTATATATAAGCAAATTTAAGGAATAATCTGTTACGTTGTTTTCAGTAATAGGACTTTAACTAAATTTCTTTTAGTTTTTTTTGACAACCTCAATAACATACTCTTTCGGATTGGCTATCAGTCATGCGTCTTTCTTTTGTTCTTTCAGAATGTTTGTGTCAATGACCCTGTATTACAATATTGTTTTAAATGTGTTGTATGTTGGTCTATATATAGTTTATTCTGTGCATTTTTTATGCATAAGATTTTTCTTTAAAATATTTGTTATAGCTTTGCTATCACAAATAACTGAATGTGTTTTTATTTTTAGATTCATTAAACTGGGATGTTGTAAGGCATCTTGATAAGTAAAGCAGTTTGTATTGAAAAAGGCAGGATTGGTGAATCCCGTCTTTTTATGTATCTTTTTGTTATAAGAATAGCCTCTGCTTGTAAAGGTAGAGGCTATTCTTTATTCAAAGAGACGCAAAATATATTATTTCAGTATTTCACCTTTTTCATTGAAGAACAC